ACTATTTTTTTCTATTGTAAATCCGTTTGTAATTTGTATTCCCATTTTTTTTTTATTTAAATTTACCTATAACATAAATATCATTTATTGTTACAGAATCGTAATCTATATAATTATCTAATAAAGTTATTATAACATTTCCGTTTTGCTCTTTAATTGTATATTCACCGGGCAAATGTAATCCATATACTAATATTTCAAAGTTTTCCGGTGAAGCTCCTTCTGTTCCATAATCTAATGATGAACTATAAATAGTTAATGTACCAAACCCAGTATTATCAAATGTATCTATACCTTTAGATACCATTCTTCCACTAAATTGTAAAATTTCATTATAAAATGATTCAATTCTATTTTTATTATTTACTAATTTTATAGGATTAGGATTTGATTTTGTTGTTGAATTAAATTTATTCGTAGTTGGTTGTTCTATATTCAATAAGCTGCCTGTGATGTATAATTCATCATTTAAATTATTAGGATTTATTTTTGAAACAATCCTTTTTAATTTTTTAGCATTTGAATTAAATCTATTAAGCATATTGTTCTATATCACCTGTTACTTCAATATAATCATCATCATCTAAATCAAATTCAAAATTATTTTTTATAAATTTGATTGATAAACCATCACTTGTTTGTTCTATAATATAATCTTCTGTTGATATAAATTGAGTATTAACAACAACTCTTAATCTATCTTGTGTTGTTCTATATTCTATTTCTCTTAATAAATCAACAAATTTCCATCCCCTCGCTTCGTATATCCAATATATTTCATTATTTAAATCTTTTGGGATTAATTGAACATTATTGAGCTTTCTACTTATTTTTTGAGTTATATCTAAAAGAGTTCTTTTCATTATAAATTAATAAATTTACCTGTTATAGAAACTTCATCATTACTATCAACCACAAATCCCAAATTTGCAATATTAAAAGTTAAAGATAAACTATTAGAACTAACGGTAGCTGTAAAATGTGTATTTTGATAATATCTAACACCATTTATATAAACTTTTATATCGTATGAGTTACCGCTAACATTTAATCCAGCAGTGATAACTCCTGCTAATTGGTCAGGTGCTTTTATTAATTTAATATTTGAAAATATAGTAGTTTCTGCTCCAGCTTCAACCATACTATTATTTAATGATAAAAAATCAATAAGGTCTTTATTATCATAATATGGCGATGGTGTTGTAAGGAATCCCTCTAATCTATTACTTCCACTTGTCATATCAACTTCTGCCGATACAACTAATCTTTTAACTGACATAGATTTTTTAGTAGTAAGTTCTCCATCGAATTTTTCTGGTAATAAGTAAGCTTTTACATTTACAGAAAACTCAACTCTATTAATTCTTTCAGCTCCTTCACCTACTTCATTTATTACATTAAAATCAGAAATTGAAGTTCTAAATTTATATTTTTCTTTATCTCCCCAATATGATGATGTAAAGTTTAAATGTTCAATTACTTCATTAAGTTGTTCTGTATAAGATGTCCAACACATACACTCATAGTTCACTTCAACGTAATCGGGCATTGTTATATTGAAAATTTCTTTTTTAGGTTTAACTGCGCCTCCTAATGCTGTGAATCTATCGTATCGATTATCTTTTGAATATTTTGTAATAGATGGGTATGAAACGTGTCTATTTAGCATTGGCATAGTTTCATCCTTTGCAATGGATGTTCTTCTTAACATCATTATTGGTAATTGAACTTTACCTTTACTATCTCTATAAACTCCTTGCCTTCTTGCTCCATTCCATCTTTCTGAATTACCATAAATTACAGGTATTCTAACTCCTACACCATTTGCATCTTTTAAAGTTGGAAGAACAGTATCTTCCAAATAAGACATCATAGCATAATCTATATCAAAAAGAGTTACACTTCTTTTTAGGTCTCCTTTTGTAGATTTTATTTCGTTGGCCCTATTATTGCCAGGTCTTATTGGGTTTACTGACATTTATTTATTATTTTACTCTGTGTTCTATATTAAGATTTGATTTGGAAACCATAAATGTTGAACAAACAATACTCCAATTTTTATCATTTCCAAAAATAGTTTGACCTGGTAAACCACCAACAAACTGAACTTCATTTGTGTTATCTATTTCAAAATATCCATCATTAAAATAAATAATATCACCTATTTCTGGATATGTATTTTTTTCTTCACACATTTCTCGATCGAATTTGAATACAATATTTTGTTGAGTATCTGAACCAAATCCTTCATATACAGAAGATTCGGTTTCTTTATCAATCAATACATACAATTCAACACCAGGATGCCAAGACTTATTCATAGATTCTCCGTAAATATTAACTTTGGTTTCTCTTAAATCAATTTTAAATAAAACGCAAACGTTTTCTATTACTACATCTACTAATTCTCTAGCTACTCCTCTAAAAAATGCTATATCTCTATCTGATAAGAACTTTGGCATATTATCCTACATATATTTTTAAAGGTACTTTTCTTAACATATCCTGATGATGGTCTGCCTCATTCTTTTTATTTTCCATCACATTTTTTCTACTTAATTCCTCTAAATTTTCTCTTAATTGTGTTATAAGAGCATCCTTTTCCACCTGTGCCTCAGCTCTCAATGCTGCTCCATCCAAAGATATTTCACCATCTGGAATTGGAACTGATGAGTATTTTTCTCTAATAGCACCTAACAATTCTTTTGAAAGTGCAAGCGTATATTTTCTAATCCATTGTTTACCAACATCATTTATTTTTGAGTATAGAATAAAATCATATGGTATATCCGAATAATCTGAAAGTGCATCTGATTGAATTATTTGTGAATCTTCTTCAAATTCATCTCTACTTATATAATCAAAATATATCCTTTCAGGTGTTCTATTTGTTGGTATTGGGAATATTTCTAATTTATTATCAACTATATTAAACGTATATTGTGATTTGCGAATTTGGTCATTAAATTCAATAGATTGCATTCTTAATATATCTTCATATATAGGCATCAATAAAAATTGTGCTGCGGGTGAATATTGACCAAACCCCATTTCATCCATAAGGTTTAATGTACCTTGACCACCTACTGAATATGGGTCAAAAAATCTTTGAATAGCTGGAGTTGCTTCATAGTAAACCCTCATTACATCAATTGTAGAACCACTAACGTATGTGGTTGCAAAGGATGCAGATGTACTCAAATCATAAGCCTCAGTCATTAAATTATATCGCTGGACAGATTCTGTTGTTTCTATATACCCTCTTTTTATTTCAGTATTACCACCAACTCCTGCTAATGTGCCATATTGTTGAGACATACGGACCGCTGTCGGTAAAAATGAACCTTCTACCAATGTTTGAGAATAATTCCCTATACCACCTGCTGATTCTTTGGGTTGTCCTTTTAGGATATCTAAGTTGTTTCTAAGGTTAAATTGGTTAACTTGCGATGAATATTCTGAAACTGCTTCTTCGAAACAAGCATAAAATTGAACATCTATAAGCTCAATATCTACTATTGGATATCCTAATCTTTTTGCACACCAATCAGCAGTTTTTGGCCCATCTATTATAAAGTGAGCATCGGTATCATATATTCCAAATGGAGTTGAACCGGATATAGCAGCTGGGAATCCATCCCATTTTAAATTTAAAGACATATTATTCGAATTATATTTACTTATAAATATAAGAATAAAAAATAGGTGAAAAATTTATAAATGAATCTTAGTAATAAAAAAAGGGAAGTATTTTTACTTCCCTTTTCTATTAAATAATCACTAACGATTATAAAGTATTGATACCATCAACGATAATCTTACCGTAAAATTCTGGTCTTACGATTTTCTTAGCGTATCTAGTCATCACACCTCTTCTCGGAGTGAAGTTCATTGGGTCATAAACCAATGGAGTCATAATCAATGGTACATATGGTGCGTAAACTGCTCCTGTTTCGAAGAAGTTAGAACCTTTGAAACCTAATAAGATTACGTTCTCAGTCATATAAGGGTTTTTGTAAACTTCGTATCTATTTGAAATTGTACCAATGTTAGTTACACCTGCAGCAAATTGTAAAGCGTCTTTACCAGGATTTGCAGAGAAACCATTCATTGATTCTAAGATAGTTGCTACGTTTGGAGATACTACTATAAAGTTTGCACCACCTCTCATAGTCAATTGGTGAATCTTATTAGATACTTTTTGTAATTTGATACCTAAAGTTTGAAACCAAGTACTCTTAACGTAAGCTGAAGCCGCTGCTGCTGAAGAATCGATTTCAAAGCTGTTTGTAGCTGTGTTGAAATCGTATCCAACTCTTGCTGACCAATAATCAGTTGTGAATGCGTTAGCTTGTAACATTTCTAAGATTTCTAAATCAATCTCTAAAGAGATATATTCAGATAACATTTGAGTTAATTCAGCTTCTGCATCGATTGAATGGTAAGCGTTCAAGTCTTGCGCCAATTCAGGAGTCCATACTGCTTTTAACTTTCTAGTCTTAGCAACGATAGGCTCTGATTTCAATTCTAATTCGATTTCTGGAATACCGATGTTCTGTGTGAAATCAGCGTTTCTATCTTCGAAATCACCTCTAGTGATATCAGTTGGTTGCTTGTGGTAAGATAAAGTCGCACCACCTGCGTTAATACCACCTGCTGAACCAGATACGATGAATTCTACGTTAGAACCATTAATCTTAGTGTATTGAGGGAAATATCCTGCAGTTGCAGAACCAGATTGTGCAATTTCGAAAGCTCTTACGCCGTTGAAATCTGCATCAGATGGAGTTGCTACAACAACTTTCTTTACTTTACCTGCTGCTAAAGAAGCTGATAAATCAGCATCAAAGTTAACATCTACCCAAGAAGCAGATGCTACAGTTGCATCTAAAGCTACAGACGAATCGTTGATTGTGTATCCAAATCTACCTGCTCCGTAAAGACCTTCTTGAGCAAATTGAGTAGAACCCAATTTAGTTGCGTTAGAATCTAATGAATCTTTACCGAAAGCACCACCTTTACCAAATAAAGATGAGCCAGAGAAAGATGGAGTACCAGCTTGGTCAGTAGCGTATTTGAAGTCCATGTAGAAAATAAGACCTGAAGGTAAGTTCATTGGTTGAACTGAAACGAATTCTTTCGCTGCAATTGAACCAAAAATTCTTCTTACTAAAGGTAATGCTACACCAGCCCACTCTTCTGAACCTGAAGCTACACCAGTTTTAGTTGCTTCATCCAATAATTGTTTTGCTTGGTTTTCTAACAACACTGCCATTCCGTGCTTAGTTGTTTCAGACTTTACACCTTCTAAAAGGCCAGTCTTTTCCCATTTTGATTTTAAACCACGAGTTTGCTCAAGCATAATGCTTTGAGGGTTTGCTCCGGTCATTAATTTTTTTAAGTCCATTTTTGTTATTTTTTTAATTTTTCTTAATTACTTTAAAATACCAGCTAATTTTTTAAATCTATTAGCGAAATCTGCAGATTCTGCAATTACTTGCTTAGCTGCTGCAGGTTTTGTAGATTTAACTACTTTACTTGCGATTCCTTCTTTGATTGCTTTTTTAGCCACTTTGTTAGTTGAAGTATATTTGAAGTTCTCTGCTAATGTAGAGAATACCAATTTAACCTCTCTAACTGATTTTGTTCTATCCAAAGTTTCAATCACTTTGACTTTTTGTTCGTTAGTCATGTTGTGTGCTCTGAATAATTTGTTTGCGAATAACAACTTAGCGTTCAATAAGTTCACTTCGTTGATAGTCTTTTGTAATGATTTGATAGTTTTGTAAGCTTCTTCGATTTCTTTGTCTTTTTCGGTTTCTTCAGCTTCATCTACTTTCTCATCATCTTTTTTCATATCAGCTTCCATTTCTCTTAAAATTTCTTCTAAGTCAACTTCATCTGATTCTTCTTCTTCATTAGTTACAACAACTTTAGGGTCTTCGCCTTTGTCTGTACCAGCTTCAGAACCATCTGCTAAGTTTTCGTTCTTAGCTTCTTCTTCCTCTTCTGCTTCATCCATTGGAGATTCTTCTTCAGAACCTTCTTCTTCTCCTAATTGTGCTTCTAATTCTCTAATGATTGCTTCTAAGTCCATGTCATCTTCGGTATCTTCTTCTTCTTCACCGGTTACATCGTACTCTTCACCATCACCTTCTTCTGAATCCATGCCCATGTTCATTTCATCATCTTCTTCTTCCATAGGATTTTCTTCTTCGCCTTCTAATTCTGCTAATCTAGCTCTTAGTTCAGCGATTTCTTTGTCCTTGTCAGATTCTTCTTCATCCATTTTTTCTTCTGCTTCCTCTTCTTCATTGATGTCTGCTACTTTTTTATAATCTGCAACTTGAGCTCCTGGCTCACCAGATGTAGTTTCAGTAGAACCACCTTCGAATTCAGTATGTGCTTCCAAATCAGGATTAGAAGTTGAAGAACCGATTTCTGTTGAATCTAATTCTTCATCAACTTGCTTTTCATCACCTTCCATCTCAGCTTCAGCTCTTAATTTTTGAGTTAACATAGACTGAAGTCTTGGTGTAAAGGCTTCTTCGAGAGCAAGCTTTGCGTTAGCCAATGCAGTTTCCTTAACCGCTTTAGCATCTGCGATTGCTTCTTTTAACAATTTTGAATTTGCCATTTTTAAAATGTATTTTGTTCCTGTGAAGTTATTGTATTGTGGAACTTCAATGATATTTTGTCGGTTGTTCGGTCACTCCTTATAGAGAAGGGTATTCATTAACCAACTAAGTTTTATAAAAAAATCCTATATAGAATAGGATATTCGAAAATAAATATATAAATTTTTTAGAAAACTAAAGAAATTATTTGTTTTTATCAAAAATATTTTGTAATTTCTCTTTTCTTATTGCCTTTTGTATCTTGATTCTCTTAGTTACAGATGGTTTTTCAAACTCTTTTCTATCTCTAAGTTGTTCGATTTGCTTTACGCTTTTAACTTTATTTTTGTAAGCTTTTAATGCTCTTTCGATGTTTCCATCTTTTACATCAATAATCAACATAACTTTTTATTGGTGATTTACTAACTTATATTTTGTTCTATATAATAGGGATACTACTGTATCAATATCGTTTTGAATCCAACTATCTTGTAATTTTGAATTTTGTCTTAACTTTGCAACCATACTACATAATTTTTCAAAATAGTTAATTATGTTTTTAATATCGTTGTTTTTATCTAATACTCCTATGCCAGATAATTGAATCAATCCTTCTTTACCCTGATATACTTCTACCAACCCATCAATTAAACCACCGATAGAATCATAATATTCACCCAATGCAACATGTGCCGAATATGCTCCTACACCTCTAACACCTAAATGGAATGAATGTGCTTGTGTTCTACTTTGTAATAATAAGGATGCTAATTCTTCCATTATTATTATTTTTTCTTTTTAGATTCTTTTAATCCTAATCTGTTTCTCATAACTTCTTCCGAAACATCTGCTATTTCAAAATATCTATTAAGAACGTGTCCCATATCTTCATAAAGAGCTTCCATTCTTTGTTCTTGTGCTTTTGCTTCTAATGATTCCTTTTGGAATTTTTCATGCAAAGCCTTTAACTCTTTCATATTTCTTTTAATAGTCACTCTATCAAACCAATCACCGCCTTCTCTTAAAGTATATTCTTGTGCCGCATCAGCAATACCACCCAACGTTTCTGCAATAGTTCTGATATCGGATTTTCTAGTCATTTGCTCTCTAAATTGACCAAATGTAGAAATTATTTCTAAAAAGTGTTTTTTGATTTCGGTAGGAAGTTGTTGAAATTCTTCTTCCTCATTCAAAAGGTCTTTTAACTTTATCATAATTATCTCTTTACAATTTTATATTTTTTTAATCTTTGAACGGCCTGTGCTAATTCTTGTGGAGTCATACCCAATGCATCTACTAATTTTGCAATTACCAATTGTTCTTTTCTTCTACCTAAGTTATATGATTTGATAACGTTTAATGCTCTATCTAAAAATCTTTCGACTTTAGATGGAATTGCTACATCCATATCTTCTAAATCTTCTTTTATTACTTTTGGATTGATTTTTTTACTAGGTATAAGATTTATTAACTTTGCCATTTTTATTAGTTTAATTCAATTATAATTTCTCTCATAAGGTCTTGTGATTTACACCACTTACCACATTCTTCTGCAACTTTAGCCCACTGCTTTGATTCATTTATTGGTGCCATAAATGCACCATGTGTAGATGGGTTTGATACAAAATCCCAACCTACCAATTCAAAATCTTCCTGAACCATTAATGTGCCATCATTAAGTTCTTTTACAGAACCTAACCCTCTACTACTAATACCCAAACGAATATTATTTTTTAATAATTCTCTAAGGATATTACCGGATGGTGTTGAAAGTACTTCTACTATACCTACCACATCATCGCCATCCCAAGCTATTTCTCTAACATTATGAGAAACATTTTTAAGGTTAATAACAGGGGAATCTGGATGGTCCAACTCACCCAATGCTCTTCTTTCTTTTATAAGTTGTTCGTATTTTTTACACTCTCTTTGTAAGATTTCTTTTGGGTATCTTCTATTATTTTGATTAGGTGCACCTGCTCTTTGTAGGATACCCTTAACTAAATAAGTACCATTATCTTGTTCAACCATTTTGGCTTCAAACAAATGTGTCTCTATTAATAATCCCTTATTCATTTATTTTATATCTTTTTTTACCTTTTCTACCGCTTTATCCGTTAATCCTTTATCTTCCCACGCTTTTAATAATGCGGTTTTTATATGGTTTTTTAATTCAGTTTCATCCAATTTTCCGTTTGCACTATCACTCATTTTTACTATTTGAGTTTGTACAAATCCCATTTTTAAAATTCTATCAGCAACTCCGTTATTTATTCCATCGTTGCTGTCTAATAATTTAGCTATATCATTCATAGCTTGTTTATTATTAGATATAGATTCTAATATTTTGGTAACAGCTTTTCTATATTCACTATCACCATTTATATAACTACCTACTTTTTTAACTAATTCATTAAAAAAATAGATAACTACTTTACCCAATATAGCAAAAGATATAGTTAAAAGTATTCCTTCAACTACACCTTCATTAACTACTTTTTTTTTTGACGGCCTTCTTTTTTAGCTCTCAATTGTGCTAAATCAGAACCTTCAATTTCACCATCTTTATCAACATCAATTTGCTTTTGTTTGTCAGTCAACTCAGCCACATTACTAAGAGCTTTACTAAATTCGCTTGAAACCTGTCCATCTACATCTGATTGTATTGAACTAGTATCTATTGATGGTTCATTTTCATTATATCCTCTTAACTTACCTTCAGATTTAGCTTTAGCGGCTTTATCTACGGCGTTAAAGAATGCTTTCTTTTCTGTATCACTCATAGAAGGAAGTGATTTACCAGTCTTGTCTAACATTACTTTAAACATTTGCTGATAATCGTTTTCCTCTTTAACGATTTGTTTGATAAATTCTTTTAATTGAGATAATTTCATTTTATTCAGATATTTTTCTAATTTTTTGTTCTAATCTTATAAGTCTTTCTTTTATCTTATAAATATTACTATTTGTTCTTTTCCAAAAAGACTCATTGGAAAATCCACTTTCTTGCTTCAATTTTCCATACCAACCTAAAAATTTTTCAATTTCTGCAAGTTGTTTATTTATATTTGAAATACCTCTATTTACTTTTGTAGTTGCGGGCGAATCTTCTTTTTTTAAAGCAATCCAACGATTTTCGTTTACACTTTCTCTATGTGGTGCTTTAATTCCGTGGTCTTTTTTTATATCAGATAGTCTTTGTAGTATTCCTTTAAGAGTATTTTGAAACTTCATCTTTTGTTCTGGATTTTTTGTAGATGAAATTTTATCTCTTAGTTTTTTTACTCTATCGTTATATCTTTGTATTTTTTCACCAGTTGTTTTTGCAGGTGCTTCGTTTACTGATTCTACGATTGTATCTAAATTGAATGGCTTAGTATCATATTCTCCACTTCCATCTTTAAACTTGCCCAATGCTACACCTTTTGTACGAGAATACGAATCAAAAACCACATCAAACTTTTTTCCGTTTTTTAGTTTGATTTTGAGTTTATCGCCTTTTTTGTATTGTTTAGACTCCTTTACTACTGAATATCCGGTTAAATCAGCTTGCTTTTTACCTTTCTTTTTTTCATCTTCTTTTCTACCAAATGCGTATGGCGTAGCATATCCGGCAACATCACCCGTTGTAGTAGCTTCATCAACTTTCAATTCTGCATCTTTGTACATACCACGAACTTTAGCATCTAATTCTGCTGCTAATTTTTTCTTTTGTGCCGTTAAAGTTTTTAATTGCTGAATGTGTTGTTTTTCTTCGGGAGTACCTTTAGACTTTTTATATACATCTAAATATTTTTCCATAGAATCGATTACTTTCATATAATCGGTTTGAATTGCTCTAACTGAACGTAATTCGGATAAAACCACTTCTTTGATTTTATCAGGCAATCCTTTATGAGAAGTTGATGCGAAATCTTTTGCATCTTTATTAGACATAGAATCGGCAGCTTTTGAAACTTCGGGAGATGGATTTTTCATGTCGCCTTTTTGAGCAGCATGAACCATTCCCATAAATCTTTGTTGTGCTTTACTTACCGCTGGCATTTTTTAGTTCTTTTAAAAGTTCGTAAGACATCATTAATGCCGATAAATGCGATTCTTTTAATTTCTTAACACTTTTAATTTTTTTAATGTTAGAAATTGTTTCTGCTAATTTAATCTTTGTAACTTTATCTGAAACTTTAGAACCTATTTGTTTCAATCCTTCTGATAAAGAATTTACTTCATTATTAACATATTCCTTTAATTTTCCGGTATTGTTAATATTATTAATATATTCTTTTAGTAAGTTTTTTTGTTCATCTGATAAGTTTTTGTATTTTTTGTTGAAGTTTTCAACTAACATTTTGTATGACAGCATTCTAACTTCTTCATCTTGCTTTCTATATTCTTCTAAAACTCTATCGTTTAATTTTTTATCTTTATTTTCTATTGATGAATTAATTATACTTTCAACAATAGTAAATTTAGAATTTACGATATCTTTTGGTTCAAATGATTCTTTTGTAATTGTTGCTTCAAATACTTTATAAATTGAAGCTAATGATTTATAGTTTGAGATAGAAGATTTTACAAACTCATCAATGTTGTAGTTTTCTTTTATTTGTTTAATAAGATTGTATTTCTCTTTTGTAAGTTTTTGCTCATCTAATCTTTTACGAGCTTCACATACGGTTTCAACGAACTTTTCAGCCTTTGATTCTGAATTATATTTTTCATTAATCAAATACTGATATAATTTTAATTCTTTTGAAAGTTCTTTTTTTGAAGAAAAAAATTCTTTTAATATCTTCTCAGCTTTTGAAGAAGTTTTGCCAGACATAATTTCAGATGTAATCTGTCTTACTAGCAACTCAAAAATAAATCCTGTATTTTTAAACTTTGAATGTTTAATATTTTTCATCAATTATATAATTTCTCTGATATAAATATACTTTTATTTAAGATTATTACTTCTTATCCAAATTCTCTGTCAAGATCTTCTTTTTCCCACCTTCCATATCCTTAAATACTTCTAAGTATGAATTTTTACGTGGTTTATATTTAACTGAACCTTCTTTTTGTTTAAGAGTTTTAATTCCTAATGGGTCTCTACCCTCTGGATGGTCATCTTTACCATATCTAACCGGGTCTTTTGGTCTACCTACACCATCCTCTGCTAACTCATTTTTTATCTTTTGAATTTCCTCTTCTACATCGGTTGGAGCATCTGTTCCTGTTTCTTTAGCCGGGTCAACACCTTGTGTTTCGATTGATTGTAAACGGAATTGTTGTTTTGTATCTTCTAATACAGCAACTGTTTGTTCATCTTGCTCATCTTGTGCCATTCCCATTATAGATTCATACATATAACTCTTTGAAAACATTTTGGTTTGTTGCATTTGATTAATCAATGCAACCTTTGAAGTAAATAATTCAACTTTCTCTTGCTCATATATTTTAGATGGAGTAGTTAATTCTATTGAAAAATCAGTTAAACTATCATCATCTATTCCCTGTGCATATAAGTGAACAATTGCAATCTTTGTTAATTCTGAAACTATAACTCTTTGTATTCTTTCAATAGTTTTTGCAAATCTTACGTCCATTGCAGCAAGTGTTGCTTTACCATTTGTATCTTCTTCATATCCTAAGAATGCTTTTGGAATTTGAAGAGATGCCATTAACTTACCCTTTAAATAGTTAATATCATCAATCATATTATATTCTAAACCTTTTAAAGTATCGATTGAAGTTCCATTATCACTACCACGAACTGGCATATAATAATCTTCAATAAGGTTTTGAATATTATATTTTAAATTATATTCACCTGTTCTTTCATCCATAAATGGAACTTTTTTAGAACCATTTATAATTTTTTGCATATAATTATCCACTTCATTTGGCGGAATATTACCAACATCTACTTTAAAGATTCTTTTTTCAGGTGCTCTCATTACTCTATGAATCAACATAGCATCTTCCATAAGAGATAATTGTTTCCAAACTCTTCTACCACCCTCAATCATTGATTTTCCGTATGGAAGAAAGTTTGCATCTCCATTTAGACGGAAGTGAGCTATTTCATAATTTTCATATTCTTTTTTATTTCCAGCATTAGCAGGAGTATATCCATTATTTGGATTCATAAATGGAGAATACACAAACTTAACTCTTTGTGGATTGGTTTGGTCAAATCCTTCAACTCTACTTGTTTCATAAACAGACATAGGTGCTACGTTTACAATACCTAATCCCTCTGCCATCTCTAATTGTAAAAAGAAATCTCCGTATTTAACTAAATTTCTTGTCCAAGGCCATAAAGTGAATTCTACATTCAATATATCATAGAAAAGATTTTCTAATATTTGTTTTACATTATCATCCGAGTGATGAATTTTTAAAACATTGCCTTGCTCGTTTCTAGCCGTACATTCATCAGCGTAAATATTTAATGCTGCTGATAAAATGGGGTCCATATCCATAGAATCGTAATCTCTAAATAGGTCGATTCTTACTTGCTGATATGCATGCGCTGATTCAATAAGCCCCCCACTAAATTGTGGAGTTCTCATACGCATGTATCTATCTACTAAATTTGTAGTGTATTGTTGGGTTTCGTCTGTATCTATTACCTTAACACCTTTTTCAGTTTTTCGAACTATGGTATTGGTTGAAAATAGTTTTTGTAACCTACCAAAAAATGATTTATCTGATGCCATTTCTTTTTCTTAAATAATTGTAATTGTTAAATATATGGAAAATATTTGGAATTTCCAAAAAATTACCATTTTCTACATGACCAATATCTTGCTTTCCATCTTGGACCTGGCGTATCACAATTATGTCTGGCTCTGAATGATTTTCTTCTATCAGGATTATTTTTTTTAATTTTAACACCTTTTTGACCAAAGTTTACTTTAACAACGTTTCCGCTATCATTTTTAACATATACTTTAAACTTCTTAACATCGCCTGCCATTGGTTTACCTAATTGTACTTTTCTGCCCTGATATTCGGCCTCATAAACACAATCACAATTAGCTTCTGCTAAATATTGAGTATATTCTCTCATAAACTGAATAAACTCTTTCATATCTTGTCCGTTTTCTACATCATACTCATCTACCTCATCTATTTGCTCATTTACATTCTTTGCATTTACAGGCAATAAATTTTTTAATTTTATATCATCAGTATTTTCTTTTACAGGTACGCAATTAGGGACCATCTTTCCGTTTTTCATTTTCCCGCCTACTGCTTTGTAGCCATCCCAACACTCATGCAAAGCATTATATTCTAAACCCTCTTTGCATGTTCTCCAACCACCACCTTTTCCTTTGTAGTTTTTTGCTGCCCAACCATTTGCA